TAGGTATTCCCATAGTACCACCTGCTGTACTTGAAAAACCTGTCATACCTGGTCCTGATGGCCCAACCAATGATCCTGGAATAGTTGGGTTCATAGTTTGTAGATTACTTCCTAATTGTTCAGAAACAAGTTCGCCTGTTGTTGTTGTTGGTAATGTGTTTGCTCCTCCAGCTCCTAACAAATCAAGAGATTTTCCTAAATTAGCGCCGCCGTAAGCACCTAGTCCAGCACCTAGTCCAGCACCAATATCACCTTCTACTACAGCAGTTGCTCCACCTATCATAAGTCCAGCCATTAATGGTGACATTCCTGTTGCTGATAATCCAACTCCAGCAACCATAGGAAGTAAACCACTTAAATTAAAAGCTTCTGGCATTCCAGTATTAGGGTTTACAGTTAATGAAGTTCCATTTTGAACAGCTAAATTTTGAAGTCCAGCTACTTCTGATGGGTTCATATGCACTAAAGTAGAATCTCCTCCTCTACCTAAAGTAGCTAACCCTTGAGCTGTGTTTTGATAGTTTGCCATTTAATTTCCTAATCGTTTATATTGAATAATACCATGTAATGTGTTAGTTATAAACCGTTTTATGTGGCTTCACCACCACCAATGTTAACTGTACACCCTGTAGAAGAGGCTTTTACTTGAATAGTTTCAAACTCATTCATAATTTGAGAGCCTTTCCATTGTAAAGTTGTATTGGCTGCCACACTAAACCCAAAATATAATGCATTTGCTGCTCCAGGAGTACCTTCGTTTGGTACTAAAGATATATCAATAGTAATAGCACTTCCCGTAGTATTACAAACATTTATATCTTTTACATAAGTTCTTGTGTCTGTAGGTACTGTATAAATAGCTAGATAACTTGTAGTCATACTAGCTTGAGCAAGTCTTATTGGTGTAACTGTTTGAAAAGCCATTAACTATCTCCTAACCAATGTAATGTTGTAAGTGCTCCAACTGCTTCTTTCACTGCATTATTATTGGCATCTATTTGATTATAATAAACTCTAAGTTGACTTGAAGTTAAAACTGCTTGATCAACATCATACTCGTTTCTAGGAGGTGATATATTAGGCGCTTTTGTTGAAGGTATACTAGCCATTATCCCCTTCTCCCGTCCGGTTTAAAGTCTACTCTTGTTGTGCCTAATTGCCACTGCACACCTACATCATTTGAAGCTATTTTAAATGCCATCTGTCTACCTCTCGCTCTTACAAACACTTGATTTGTATATTGGTCAATAGTTGCCGTAGTAATTACATCTCTTGTTAATGTATTTCCTGCTACATCACTAGTAGATAAGTTTGCACCAGGAAAGTTTCTTACTCCTACTGTTACCTGTACTTCTGGTGTTAAAGCTGCTCCAGTTACAGGGTCTCCTGTTTCAGAATTAGTGAAGTTTACATCAGGTATAACTCTTTTAGTTAATACAAAAAAGTCTCCTTCATCAACTCCCATATCAGCAGATTGTATAAAAGATTCAATAGCTAATGGAGCTCCACCTGATGGTTGCCCATCATTATTACCATCCTCATGTTTATACACATAACCATTACTTGTGGCTAATGGAAAAGGTACTGTGCCTGAATCAACCCACGCTGTTCTATTTAAATTACCATAATACCAAATGTTTTCTTCATAGTTGTATATAACATATCTATCAATTGTAGTTGATGCTGCTGATACATAAAACCATATAACTTCATTAAATTCACTATTGATTCCTGAACGGAAGTCTTCACCTTGTACTTTATTCATATCTTCAAAAACATATTGTTTAAGTGTACAAGGTAATGTGTTGACTCTGCCATCATAGGCAAAGAACTTATCGTTACCCATCCAGAACACAATATTGTTTGCTTCTGCTACAACTTTAGATCCTATAATATTTATAGAAGTAGATATTTCGTTTTGTGCAAATACTTCTGTTGTACCTGTAAACTGTAGTGTAGTTAATGCTGTTTCGGTAAATACTAAAACTTCTTGACGTGTTATAAAACCAGTAACAATTTTTGAACCTTGTTTAACTCGTAAAAACCCTGCTGAGTTAGTAATTTCTGGTTTCCATTCTTCAGGTTGAGGACCTATATCAGTATTAACATTAGCCCATCTAATAAGTAGTGGATCGTAGGCTCCAGTAGAGTAATCTACTTTTTGATAAGTTCCTACTGTAGTAGCACTACTTCCTGGATCATAAGGTATATCATAAGTAAACGTAGTTGTAGTTGGAACAGTACGCACTTGAACCTCGCCTTGATACACTGCAGGGGCTTGACCGCTTAAATATACCCAGTCTCCTACAACTAACCCATGTGCAGATCCAGTAGTAACTGTTGCTGTTGTTCCAGCTCGAGTAATACTACTAATGCTATAACCTGCAGTTAAAACTCTACTATATTCTTGAGCTCCTAAAGCTAATAAATGTCCGCTTGGTGCAAACATACTTTTACTGGTTTTATTAGGTACTGCTCTTGCATTAGTTAAACTGCTTAATAGTACTCCTCTATTAGATAGTGCTGCATTGTATTCCCAATAATAAATATTTGCGTTTTTAATATTAAAAATAATGTCGTTATTAAAATTGTCTTGATATATTACACGAGCTGGAATAGCAATTGGAACGCTACCGCCAGAGCCCCAAGTGTCTCTACCCCAAGTATCAGTACCCCATCCATATCCATAGGTGACTGTTGCAAACCCAACACTTACTTGAAAAGCAGCGGTAATTCCTGTACCCCCTCCAGCACCAACAGTAGAAGTAGCAGTCGTAGCTACCGTAATTTGAAAGCTAGCAGTCTCTACATTAAATATTTTAAATTCTTTATTAATATCAACAGCTGGAATGCCTCCTATTGCAACAGCTCCACTAAAGGTAACATAGTCACCCTCGTTAGCTCCACTAGTAAGGTTAACAGTAAGAACATTACTTTCATCAACTGAAGCAAACATATTATCTGTAGAAGGAGATGTAGTAGAAGTAAAAGTTGTTCTAATAGGAGTAGTATCTACTAGAGTAGTACCAGTAAGCACATACATTTTGTCATTAGTGCCAATAGCAACAACTTTTTGATCATCAGTTGTACCATAAGCAATTAAACTAGATGCAGTTCCTAAAAAAGGAGTAAAGTTTATGGGGTTCCAACCACCAATTTTTTCAGGATAGCCTTGTCTAAATCTAATTTTATCGCACGAATACCACCCACCTTCAGACGAATAATTAGTTTTATCTCGGTTTACTCCAGGTTTAAACACAAGTTTTCGTAAGGCCATATCTTATTATTCCCTGCTCATCAACAACGCGTGTTCTGCTATGCGTCTTCTAAGTAATCCTTTAAGCTTGCGACCACCGGCGTAACAATATTTTAAAAGAACTTCGCCAGCTCTTTTTTTATCACCACGCTTAAACGCTGAGCGAACTGTACTTCGTTGAAAGCATCCCAAACCAAGATTAAAGCTAAAGCTGACAAGAGCATCAAACTCAAACTGTGTTGGTTGTTTAGGATGTAATAAACGAAGAACTCCATTTTCAAATTTTACTAAATCTTTTTTTAGTATTTCATTTATCTCATTAGGTTTCAGTTCGCGATCCCATGAATCAGGTAGCTCAGAACTACGAGTGATAAGATGACCAACGCCCACAGTCCAGTAGCCTGCAGGACATTTATAAGGTTTCGCACGAACTCCTTCAAAATACTTTATAAGAGCTAAGCCCTTCTCCGATGTATTCACTTATTTTTCCCAATGTCTAGACCCAAACCAAAAGCCAATAATAGACGCTAATATAGCCATTTCTTCATTACTAAACACTATATGCATAGCTTCTGCATAATTATGTCCTGACTTTATAGCCCAGTATAATCCTACGAAATCGACCACCAATAAAATAAAAACAAAAATATAGGTGATAACGGGGCGAACACTAGCACGGAGATTAATAACCCAAGTAGATGCACCTTCCGCGACTTTTTCGTCGTGTTGGTATAACGCCACTCTTTCTTGAGCATACGTTTCCATTTCAACTTGGTCAGTTTTAAACTCTTCAATTTTTTCTTGAGATGCATAGCCAGCTTTTGCTAACTCCATGGTTCGCTGTATTTCAAGTTTAGCCATCTCTTGTTCATGATTATGATCGCCTTTTTGTTCAAAAAACTTTAATACGCTAGGTAATCCTGATGTCGCAAAACCTAGTACTCCTGATAAGATTGATAACATATTTTTGCTCCTAATACAATGCTCTTATTTTACCATATTAACTACCTAAACCATGTAATTATTGAATATCTTGTACCTTCTGTTACTTCACCAATTTCATGAGGATATAAAAAAGTAGAGGGAAACATAAGTGCATCACCCTTATCAAGAGTATATTTTAGCTCTCTATCAAAAAAATAAAACTCGCCACCCTCATAATCATTATTAAGAGCAAGAGAACAACTAAGTAATCTAGGCTCTAAAATAAAAGAATCTACATGTTGTTTATAATATCCGCCTGCTTTATAACGTAATAAATCATATCCTGTGTCTTCATCTACATCAGCCCATCCAAAGTGTTCATTATATTCTTGCATACATTTCACAACATGATTAAAAACTTCATGGTCTAACTCTTGACGATAATTAGATTCTTGAACGGACACAGATAAAGAATCGCAGTTTCTATGTGTATCTTCTGTGCCTTTTCTAGTAGCTGCTCTTGACCATTGAGTGCAGTTTGCATACTCTTTTATGATGTCATCACATAGTTTATTAGGTATTACATTTTTTATTATTTTTATATAGTCAGATATACTATGCATTAAATCTATCCCCGTAATGTTCCCAATAAATTCCTTCCCCTCTTACATAATGTAAAAATACTTGTCCATACTCAAGTCCTTCAAATTTATCTCTCCAATGTGGTGATACTACACCCTTATACAATATTGCTTGTCCTGGTTTTAATTCTATACTTACTTCTTCTCCATTAGGTTTAGTCATCCATATAGGCCATTCATGGTCACCTCCTAAATGTAGAGTAATGCTTATTTCACAAGAAGGTCTGTCTGTGTGTTTTTCTAATATTTCACTATTTTTATAAAACCTTGCATAGGTGTAAGTAGGTAGCATACTTTCTTCCATAATGTCACTTACAACTTTTATTTTTTCACATAGTATATTTAAAAAAGGTTTATAGTTGTATATTGAAAATGACAAAGGACATTGATCATCTACTTGAAAAGATTGCGGATTAGTTTTTACGTCTTCTTTAAGCTCTTTATATAATCGCTCTGCTTTTTCTGACTCAATAAAATTATCAAGAATTAAATAATTATTACTTTGGAATATATCTTTATGGGTCTTATTCATTTATGTAATTTGCATTTCCTGCAATACTTACTCTAGGTATATCACTGAAGTTTTTAGTTACTCTATGTAGCATATACCCAGGAAATAAAACTAATTGACCTACTTTAGGTTCATGCACAATATCTGCTTTTTGGGACCACCCTAGTATTATTGAAAACACTAGCACCCCACTATCAGGAGGAAGTCTAGCGTAATATACCCATGCAACATCATCACAGGCGTGGTCATGTAGAGCAGTCGCTTCATACTTTCTATGCATTTGTCCCCATATTGTAGATCGTGCTAAATTTTTTTGATTCATTATATTAAAAATTTCGTTTAGTAATACTTTAGTAGCGGGGGCGTTTTCGTCTATAACAGAGTCTTCACTTAAAGTTTCTCTGGGGTCAAGTGATTGAACACTATCTATATATTTGAGAGTTTCTTCTGCTATGGCTTCATTATCTACCCCTGTTATATTCCATATCTCTAAATAATCGTCAGTTATTGGACTTACTTTGTCAAATTGTGAGGGCATTAATTTGTTTGTCCTTTTATATAGTCTACTATGTCTTGTACGGTGTGTATGTCAGCGAATACGTCTTCTGATATCTTGATGTTATACTTTTCTTCAAGGCTCATAATAATCTCAACAGAGTCTAAAGAGTCTGCACCTAAATCTTCTAGTGTGTCAGTAAGTTTTATTGCATCAAATTCTAGTTTGTTAATACTCTCTACTAATAAATCTTTCACTTCTTTTTCATGTTTAGTCATCTGTAGTCTTTCATTTGGTTAAAAATAGTTTTCATTTTACTCTTTGTGTATCCTTGCATCAACCAAAACTTTGCCTCGTGGTATATTGTATTATCTTTTACCCAATTAATAAAGTCTCGTTTCTTTTTCCCTTTCCAGAACAAGGTAATAGTTTTTTTGCCAGTAGGTTCAAGCTTGTGAAATTGATTATGCTTTCTTATTAGAATACTTCCGGGACCATAGGTTTTAGTAGTAACCTTTCCATCTTTCCATTGAGACTCTTTATATCCACCCCACAGTATAATAGATACATAGTTCCATGGATGATCATGAAAGTCCTCTAGGTCAGCGTAGATAACATTGATGCAGACTTTGTTTATAAGTCCTAGGATAGAATAGCGAACACAGCAAACACCACCGTTGTGGCTAGGCAGTATAATGGCCTGTTTTTGAATGAGTTTTATCATACTCGTTTATGTAGTCTTGTACCTCTCTAAGTTCATCTTTAACTTTTTTAAACCCTTTCCTTATTGGTGGGTGATTTCTAACTGTAGCATTATTTGGTTTACCAATCAACTTTATGATAGGAGCTGTTAAATCAAACTCACCTTTGTTAATTGCATTATTCCACAGACCTGGTACTGCATGGTGTGTATTGTGTAGTCCTTCACCTGGAAACATAATAGACCAGAAGTGACTATTTACTGTGTAATCTTTAGAGTTGTAAGTTCTCCAAGTACCTGGAAGTCCATAGCTTAATACAGGGATATGTGCAATTACTGTAGCCCAACTAATACCAATCAATGTATACCAAATAGGAATACCATAAAAGTATCCTACGTATATAGGGTCTATTAAAGCTAAAACTCCTACATAACTAAATATAACTTTGTAGTAATTTCTATGAAACCATGCATGGTCTTTATCTCTAGATAAATCTTTAATAATAATAGGGTTTATATTAAACGCTGGAACATAGTAGAACCATACTTTTATTTTATGCCATAAGTTACCATGAGGTCTATGAGGGTCTTCAATGTGATCTGAATGTCTGTGATGAGCTCTGTGTCCTGCAGCCCAACATATGGTACTACCTAGAGAACCTATAGTAGCAAACCATAATACAATCCATTTGATAAGTCGGTTTTTAGGTTCATAAGTTCTATGAGCTGCATACTTGTGTAGTCCTACACTTACACATAGCCCAAAACAAACCCACCCTAGAGCTAGGGCGATAAAGAATAATGTAGTATCCCAAGCAAAAATCATAGTAACTATAGCACTAATATATACAAAAGCTTGTGTTGCTTTTACTTTTGCATCGTTACTACATCTTCTTAAGAACCCATTATTAAAAATGAACTCCAAGACCTTTTGCATAGATTATGCCTTATCAGAGAATGAAGCTAAATATATTTCTTCAACTTTTGCATTTACTGCAGTTGCTAATTGTTTAAATTGTTCTACAGTAAGTACTACATCTACATTAGCTGTATTTCTCCAAGTAACTGATGTATCTGTATACACACCAGCAGTGATTGCAACTATCATATTAAAAATATTATTACGGCTATTTAAATCTATTTGCCAGTTAGAATTATTCCATTCTACTCCTGCGTTTAGTGCTGCTTCTCTAGCTGCATTAACATCTTTATCATGTTTATTATCTTCTAACTCTTGACTCCAAGGATAGTAAACTTTTTCGTATGCCTCTCCGTAAGAATTAATTCCACTGTATAAAGTATATCCTAACCCCACCATATAATCTTTAAAGTTTTGTGGGACGTCAGAGGCAAAGGTATCTGAAGTTACCGGTACACCAAGAGATTTACAATCATTTAACAATGTTTGTAGTGATGCTAAAGCAGTTGCACCTTCAGCAACCACAGTAGTTTCCACAGATTTAACTACATTTTTTGGATCAACCCCACGAACATTAGTTACACCTGGGTAAGTATTAAGTAAAATCGTATCTACTGATTGCACATCTGCTACGGGATAACTATCCCAAAATGTTTCCGTTGTAGGAGGAAGGGGTTCTGCCTCAACCTCATCTTCTTTTTGCTGCCATACTGCTTCACATGCTGTTGCCCAATTTGGAAGTTCTGTAATATCTTCATTATCAATAGCAGTATCAGACTCTATTTCCCCTGCAGTGTTATCCCACTGTAGAGCCGATACATTAGGTGGTATATCACATGATGAAAGATCTAGTCCATTGTGGCCTACCCCATTTTTTATTACTGAACTATCCTCGACAATTATAGTTAACTTTGCCATTTTACTTATCTCCTAATAATTTTCTTTTAGCGGTTTCTTCTAACAATTTTACACTACTCTCGTTAGCTTTAACCATTTCATTCCTAAACGACTCTACAGCCGCTCCAGTTTGTCTCTGTTGTCCAGAATTCTCAACCATTAACATCGGCAACCAAGTGACAGCACACGCATACTCATCTACATCTTTCCCAGAGTTCATGTCTGTTCCTTGTAACTTAGTGAACCACATGCACTTCAATCCAATACACTTCTTTTTCAGTAAGGGACAATATTCCCCTTTAGGTAGTTGCATTAATTAAACCTTTCTTCAAGCTTTCAAAATTAGTATTTACTAACTTAAACATTAACGTTCTTCTTTCCATATAACACTTCTTAGATATTGGTCTAACTGAATGAGGTATATGTCCCTCAAACAAATTAACTCTGCCATATCTAGGTAATACAGATTTTACTATATCATGGTTATAATACCAAGAGTCTCCAAATTCATCAGTATACTCTCCACCATAGAAAGCTGTTTCACCACCCCACTGACTATGCCATTCAGGGTTCATATAGATAATACAAGTAATTACGTTATCTTCTACTCCACCATCAATATGAGTAAACCCTTCATCACCAAATGACATAATATTTAGGTAACAAGAATTTAAATTACTATCTTGTACGTTAGTTTTACTTTTAAACCATTTCCAAATATCTTTAGCTTCTTTATTTTTAAACTCTAAACTAATAGATTGGTTATGAGTACCATAGTCACTTCCATATTCTACGCAAGTTGAGTAAAAATTTTCACCGTCGTCTGTTCTATTTCTTGTCACGGCAAAGTCTAAATCATTATATTTAACTAATAGTTCTAAAGGTATTACTTTATCTATTACTTCTATATTCACTCATTAATCTTTCGCTGCAATAATCAAATCCACATACTGTACAGCTAAATCAACTGCATCTGTATCAGAGAAGCTGTGGTTGTGGTTTGCTCCAGAGAATGGGTGATTGTGGGCTGCTCCACCACCTGCTGCTCCGGTATTTTGAATTCCTCCACTAATAAAGGCCCCTTTAGGGTTTACAGTAAGTCTGTTTACTGCTGGATTACTACCTTGTGGGTGAGTGTGGCTTGGTATTCTGTTTGTTGCAAGAGTGTGGTTACCAACAGTACCACCTGCAGCTTTGTTACCTGTTGTACCTGAAATACTAACAGTTTGACTTGTAAAGGCTGTTGTAAAGGCTACTGTACCACCTGTTCCTGCTGTACCAGACACAACTCGGAAAGCTTTGTCGTTATGTGTTGTTTGTTTAGTCCAACCTGTTGGTGCTGCTGTTTGTTGGAATAACATTAATGTCCCTACGTCAAAAGACTCTATCGCCGCTGATGTCCAATCTGTACCATCGGATGTTAAAACATTACCTGATGTACCTGGAGATACCGATGTGATAGCTCCTGTGCCTTCTCCGATCAATACTGCATTCGCTGTGTGAGTCGCTGCCCCTGTACCACCTTGAGCTACAGTTAACGCTGTAGTTAACCCAGTAAGAGAGGTAATGTCAGAGTTTGCACCTTTTAAAGCAAACGCAGCTGCTGCATTTGAAGTAGCGCCTGTACCACCTGAAGCAACTGGAAGAGCTGAACCTAGAGTTAGTGATGTTAAATGGTCAACCGCATCAACAACGTTTGAACCATCATTATATACAAACATTGATTTACCAGCTGGTACCGCAATACCTGTACCAGATGAATTCTTAACTGTAATTGTATCTGCAACACCATTTTTAATTAGGTATAATTTTTCAATAGCTGGAACAACTAAATCTTGAGCTCCGCCTGATGTACCCGTTAAATTAAGTCTTAAGTTACGAGCAGCTTGAGTTGCATTTGTGTTTGTTAAAGTAAGAGTTACTGTACCACTTGAGAACGAAACATCTGCAGAACCTGTAATAGCTTCTTCTAGGGCCGTTCCTAAGTTGGTATTTGTTGTAGTACCCCAAGTTCCTGATTGTTCTCCAGTAGCAATTAACTCGATCTTTAAGTCCGAATATGTACTTGCCATTTTTAATTTCTCCTATTAACTTGTTTGACCGCTTGCAGGTACGCTTGTAACGTGAACTTTAGTGTGTTGCTTACCATTCCACG